CGCCGGTGTGCTGGTTGCGCAGGGCGCGCGTGTCAACGGCGTCGGTGCGCAGAGTTGGGGCGGCACTGGCGCGCTCATCGCGCAGCCATCGAGCCTCACCGGCGCGGGTTTCGCGATCTGGCGCGCGGCCGGCGTGCTCGCCGCACAGCCGTCGGTCGTCAGCGGCGCCGGCACTGCCGCGCTCGCCGCGTCGGGCGCGCTCATCGCGCGTCCCGCGCGCGTCATAGGCGCGGGCGCGTGGAGTTGGGGCGGCACTGGCATTCTCGTCGCGCAGGGTGCGCGTCTCGTCGGTCTCGGTTCTGCGTTCTGGTACGGTTCCGGCTCGCTCGCCGTTTCGGCATCGACCCTCACTGGCGCCGGCGTTGCGAGTTGGACGGCGTCGGGATCGCTGGTCGTTTCCTCCCCGTTTGTCGTCAGCGGTCTCGGCGTCGCTTTCTGGTCAATCTCCGCTGCGCTGCAGGCGCAGCCGAGCACGATCACCGGCAGCGGCATCTCGGCATCAAGCGCCAGCGGAATCCTGCAGGCGTCGCTCGCATCCGTCACCGGTTACGAGGGCGTCACCACGATCGCGGGCACCGGCGCGCCGCGCGCGCAGTCGGCAACGCTCAGCGGGCTCGGTCTCTCGCTCTCGATCGGCACCGGCGCGCTCGCGTGCGCGGGCGCACACGTCACCGGCTTCGGTCTGAAGGATTGGGGCGCCGTCGGTGCCCTGCAGGCGCAAGCCGCGCGCCTGATCGGCACCGGCACTGCGCAATGGCTCGCCGCCGGCGCGTTGTCCGCTTCCGCGTCCAGCCTCAACGGCATCGGCGCTGTAAGCTGGGCCGCGTCCGGCACACTTAACCCCGGGCAAGCCGCCGTCACCGGCGCCGGCCTCTCCGGTTCTGTCGGCAGCGCCGCGCTTGTCAGCCAAGCCACAGTTGCCGGCAGCGGCGCGTCGCTGTCACACGGCAGCGGCGCGCTGGCCGCGTCAGCCGCGATCGTCGTCGGCATCGAGGGCGTCAACGACGTCGCCGCTCGCGGCGTGCTCGTCGCGCAGCCGCCAAGCATTTCCGGCGTCGCGATCGGCGGGCTTGTCGGCAGCGGTGATCTCGCCGCAGGCAGTGCATCGATCGCCGGCGAAGGCGCGATCACGCAAACGCCCGTCGGGCAGATTCTCTATCCCGACGTCGACGATCGAAAGCTCGAAGTCGCCGCCGATGATCGGGTGCTCGAACCGGCGGCGAGCAACAACACGCTCGCGGCCTACGCGGCGAGCCGCGTGCTCGTGCCCGACGCATTCAGCCGGGTGATTGCGGCCGAGGGCGCCGCGCTGCCGATCGGTGTCGAAGCCGCAAGCAGAGCGATCGAGATGCCCGACGTCGGGCGCATCATCACGGTGACGGCGGCAGGCCGCACCATCTTCGTCGAGCGCAGCAACCGCGTGCTCGCCGCCGAGCGCGACGACAGGACGATCGAGACGCCGCGCCGATCGACAAAGCTGGCAGCATAAAATGGCGAAGCCTTGGGACGATCCGAAAGACCCGGAAGAGGTTCTCGATTACGTCATCGATTGGACGTTGCCGCTTGCCGGCGACACCATCGTGTCGTCGGTATGGCAATTGCCCGAGGACACCGATCTCATCGGCGGCGAAGAGACGTTCACGCCGACGACATGCACGATCTGGCTGAGCGGTGGCACCGCCGGCAAGGACTACGCGCTGATCAACACCATCACCACCGCAGCCGGCCGCACGCGCGAGCAGACCGGCAAGCTGCGCTGCCGCACCAAGTAACCAACGGAGAACGACCATGACGCTGCAGATCGTTGACGGGCCGACCATTGCCGCTGGTGAATCGCTGTCCGACGGCGCCGACTGCTCGGCCGGCACCATCGTTCGCATCACCGTGCCGCAGGAATTCACCGAAGCGAACCTGACCTTTCAGGTGTCGACCGACGGCAACTTCTACAATGATCTGCACGACAGCAAGGGCGATCCGATCACCATCACCGCCAAGCCCGACAGCGGCATCGTGGTCGCCGAGGCTTGGACGAAGTCGATCAACTTCATCAAGTTCAGGTCCGGCACGAAGGCGCATCCGGTGCAGCAGAACGTCGACTGCCGCTTCGGCATCGCGGTCGAGACGCCAGACGCGCCGGTTGCTGCAGGTGCCTCGCGCGCGGGCCCGCGCGGATAGGAGGGCGTCATGAGTTTTCTAATCGCCGCTGCGGTGCTCATCATCATCGGATTCGTCATCAAGTGGTGGATGGGCATCAACGTCGAGGAAGGCTTTCTCGGCAAGGGTCTGATGCTCATCGTCGTGGTGCTGGTGATCGTCGGCATTCTGGTGATCTTCGGCCTCGTGCCCTTTCGAGGCTGGTGATCCGTTCGCAGATCATCCGCTGCCGCGCCCGCGCCCGCCCGAGGCGGATCAACCGTCAATCATGGTGCCCGAGCGATGACGACGATGGCCACCGGCTATCTGTGGGAGCAAGCCAAACGCAACGCGCTGGCGCGGTTGACGCCGACACAGCGCGCGGCGCTCGCGCGGGCACAAGCTGAGAAAACATTGGCACGCCTTCGTCGTGAGTATGACGAGAGCGAGCACCCGCGCGACGAGACCGGCAAATGGACTGACGGCGGCGGTGGTGACACTGCCGGCGGATCAGCCAAGCCGGCGGCGGGCGACGGCGGCGACGTCAAGCTCGATCCGGTGGTGACCAATGTCGGCGGCGACACGTGGAATCAAAAGACCGCCGAGAAACTCGAACGCGAGTTTCAGACCGCGCGTCCGGCGATCGAGCGGCTGGAGCAACAGGCGATCGGCGCCGTCGAGCCCGGCGCGAGCGATGACGAAGACGAAGAGGAATACTACGGGCCGCCGGAAGAATGGGCGGCGATGACCGAGACGGCCCAACAGATGGCCGAGCAGGAATATGAATCGCAGGCGTACCAAGAGGTTTTAGAGAGCGAGCAAAACAATTGGTACGAAGAATATGCGAACGACGAAGCCAAGCAGAAGGTCGCCGAGGATTTTAACGAGGGCAATGCATCCGACGACATCGAATGGGCGGTCGAGGCGCTCGATGAAGTGATCGCCGAGCACGAGGAAAGCGGCGGCGAAAAATACCCGTTCGACAGCAAGCAATTGGTGAACGCGATCAACATCGAATATCCGGAAGGTCAAGGCGGCTCATGGCCGAAGAAAGACCCGGAGATCGTGTTCGACGACAGCAAGCTGACCAAGCCGGCGGGCTTCGATCCGGATCAGCAGACGCTGCCCGGCATCGAGCCGATCGAGCCGCACGAGATGCTCACCGAGGACATGCGCAAGGACATCACCGACTCGCTGCTCGCGGCGTTCGAGAAGCGCGCCGAGAAGGTGCAAGGCGATCTGTCGCCGCCGGATTATCTCGCGGATCAGGCCAAGGAGTCGGTTCACGAGTATTGGGACAGCATGGACGATGAGCAGAAGTTCGACTGGACGAAGAACAACACGTCGATCCTCGACGAGGACAAGGGCGGCGGGCAGGAAGACAATGCATCGGTCGCCAACCTCGACGCCGCCAAGCTCGATCGGCTGCCGACGAAATACGATCCGCTCAATAACACCAGCGGCGACGACTATCGCCGCACGCAGATTCTGGCGCGCTATCTCTCGCGCGAGCGCGCGAAGGAAATCATGGCCGAGCGCGGCATCGAAGAGCCCGACGAAAAAGATTTGCGCGAGGCCGACAACGAGCTTTGGAAAAGCTGGAAGGAAAGCTCGACGTCGGAAGACGGCAAGCTGATCCAGCTTGCCACATCCGAAGAGCTTGGCGGCCGGCTCAACGCGCACACCCGCGCGTCGATCGAGCCGGACAAGGCGCGCGCCCGCGCCGATCGCATCTTCCCGTTCATCGGCGGCTATGCCGGCGTCAAGGCGCTGATCCGCGCGAAATGGGAAACGACGCAGCATCTGCTCGACAAGGCAGGCGAGAACGAACTGCAGCTTTATCGCGGGCTGACGCTCGACAAGGCGCTGGTCGAGAAAATCTTCACCAAGCATGCGGCGGCCGGCAAGCGCGTCGGCAGCTTCACGCATCTCCCGACGATGGACGTGAAGCGCAACGGCGCCGCGTCGACCACGACAGCGCTCACCGTCGCCAATGGATGGGGCGGCAGCGGCGGCGGCAAGGTCGTGCTTCGGGCGGTCGTGCCGCGCACCGCAGCGATCTCGATCCCGGCCTACGGCATCAACATCAAGAGCGAGCAGGAAGTCGTGATCGCCGGCACCGCATGGAAGGGCTGGGACGTGTGGCAGGGACAGGCGCCCGGGCTTGGTGGCACGCCGCTGCAGAAGCACGATTGATCATGGCGAAGAAACCCGAGAGACCTGAGAAACACGAGATCGACATTCTCGCGCACGAGATGGAAACCGGCGCGCCTCACTGGCTGAGCCCTGAAGGCAAGCGCACCGACGAGACCGACGAAGAGCGCAAGAAGCGAATCCGCGACAAGCATTATCGCAAGCATCTCGCGACGCGCGCGCGGGCGAGAGCCGAGAAGACGTTAGCGCGCACCAAGCCGAAGTAGCCGGCACCAACCACCAGACCTGAACGCTTGCACGCGCGCGCACCCCCGTGCGCGCACACGCGCGCTCGCGCGCACGGAGGGCATGACCATGCCGATGAAGCCGAACAAGGGCGAGAGCCAAGCCGATTTCATGAAGCGCTGCGTGCCCGACATGATGGGCGACGGCAAGCGCGACAACGAGCAGGCGACGGCTGCCTGCCTCACGATGTTCAGCGAGGGCGAGAAGGAAAAGAAAAAGGCGCTCACGCCCGAGGACGACGAAGAGTTCGCCGACTGGATGGACCGCTGCCAAGAGGACGGCGAGGACGCGGACGAATGCCGCGTGATTTGGGCCGACACGCGCAGCGCCACGAAGACCAAGAGCAACGGCAACGTCGTTCGCAAGACACACGCCGAGCCGGTGATCGAGCGCGAATTCGTCATGTCCGACGAGACGCCCGATCGCATGAACGACATCATCATGTCGACCGGCTGGGATTTGGAAAACTTCAAGAAAAATCCGGTCGCGCTGTTCAATCACAACAGCAACTGGCCGATCGGCACATGGTCGAACCTGCGCGTCGTCGACGGCAAGTTGCGCGGCAAGCTCGATCTCCTGCCCAAAGGAAAGATTCCGCGCGTCGATGAAATTCACGCGCTGATCGAGCACGGCATTCTCAAAGCCGTGAGCGTCGGCTTCGCGCCGAAACAGCACGAGCCGATCGTCAAGGGCGATCCCTTCGCGGGCTCGCGCTACCTCGCTCAAGAGTTGGTCGAGACATCACTGGTGACGGTGCCGGCCAATCCGAACGCTCTCGCGGTCGCCAAGTCTCTCAGCATTTCCGACGACACGATCAAGCGCGTCTTTGCCAAGCCCGGCAGCCGGGACGCGCTCGAACACGATCGTCGGCTCACCGGCAAGCCCGCCGACACATCTCCCATGATGGGCAAGTCAATGTCTGTTTTTGCACAACGTATCACTGACTCGCAGGCGCGCATCGTCGCCTACCGAGACAAGCTGACCGAGCATCTCAAGAACGTCGACGACAGCAATGTCAGCGACTCCGACCTTGAGACCACCAACGAACTGAACGCGAGAATCAAGCAGGAAGAAAAGGGTCTCGCGTCGCTCAAGGAGTCCGAGAAGAGCCTGTTGCTTTCGTCCGATGCCGACAACGGCAACGGCAACGGCAACGGTCACGACAAGGGCAACGGTTCGACGATTACGGTCGCGCCGTCGCGCTCGTCGCGGCCCTTCGGCTTGAAGCCGAAGACCATCGAGCCGATCGAGTATCTCGTGCGCGATGGCGTGGTGCGGCTGTTCGCACACCGCGAGAAGCGCAACGTCGACGAGATGCGCAAGGCGATCTACGGCGACGACGAAGCGACCAAGGCGTTCATGGACTTCACCACCAAGGCCGCCACCGCGCCGGCGATGACCAACGTCGTCGGCTGGGCCGCTGAACTGGTGCAGCAAGTCAACGCCGACTTCCTTGAGCCGCTCTATCCCAACGTGGTGTTTCCGTCGCTCTCGGCGGCGGGGCTCTCCCTGTCGTTCGGGCGCAACGGTCGCATCTCGGTGCCGACGCGCTCGCTCACGCCGACGATCGCCGGTTCGTTCGTTGGTGAAGGCGCGCCGATCCCGGTGCGGCAGGGTGCGTTCACGGCGGCGTTGCTCACGCCGAAGAAAATGGCCGTGATCACCACGTGGACTCGCGAGATCGATGAACACAGCGTGCCCGCGATCGAGGGGCTGCTGCGGGATGCGATCAAGCAGGACACGGCGGTGTCGATCGATGCCGTGCTGCTCGATACCAACCCGGCGACGACGGTTCGTCCCGCTGGGCTGCTCAACGGCGTCGCTGGTTTGACGCCGACGACGGGCGGCGGCTTCAACGCGGTGGTGGGCGATCTGCAGAAGATCGCCGGCGCGCTGATGACTGGCACCAACGGCAACATCCGCAAGCTGGTGTGGCTGATCAACCCGGCGCAGAAGCTGACGCTGTCGCTGACCAGCGCACCGGGCACTGGCGCGTTCCCGTTCAAGGAAGAGATCGGGCGCAACCAGTTGCTGACCTATCCGGTGATCGCGGCGGGCACTGTGCCGGTTGGCACGGTGATCGCGGTCGACGCTGCGGACTTCGTGTCCGTCGGCGGCGAAGCTCCCCGCTTCGAGATCAGCGATCAGGCCACGCTGCATATGGAAGACACCACGCCGCTCGCGATCGGCACGCCGGGCACGCCCGCCGTTGTCGCCGCTCCGGTGCGGTCGCTCTACCAGACCGACAGCTTGGCCCTGCGGTTGATCATGCCGCTGAACTGGACGCTGCGCCGCACTGGCGTGGTCGCGTGGATGGCCGGCGTCACTTGGTGATCTCACG